CGGAACGAGGCACCCGGCATCTATCTTGGCGTCTCCGCAACGACAACAAAGGTCAGCACTCAAGAGATCGACAACATTCTTCAGCGGTACACCGAGGATCAACTGAGCACGGTAAAGCTGGAGGCCAGGAACGACAAGGCTCACGAACACCTCTACGTTCACCTGCCAGACCAAACGCTGGTCTACGACGCATCGGCCTCGCGAGAGTTGCAGGAGCAGGTCTGGTTTGTTCTGGCCAGCACCACCACCGGCATCGCGCAGTACCGGGCCAGGAATATCGTCTGGTGCTACAACAAGTGGCTTGTCGGCGATCCGCAGTCCAACGCCATCGGGTATCTCGTGCAGGACACCGGCCACCACTGGGGCCAGCAAGTGCGCTGGGAATTCGGCACGCTCATCGTTTATAACGAGAGCAACGGAGCCATCTTCAACAAGCTAGAACTGGTGGCATTGACGGGAAGCGTTGCGCTAAACACGCAGGTTATCAGCGGCCTGCTCCAAGAAGACGGGTTCTTTTTGCTGCAAGAGGACAACCAGTACATCCTGCTCGAGCTTGCTGTTTCAAATTCAACAGCACTAGACAACCCGCAGATCAGCACCAGCTACTCGCTAGACGGCAGATCGTGGAGCCAGGACAGGTTCATCTCAGTCGGCACCACAGGCGACACCAAGAAGCGCCTGGCGTGGTTCCAGCAGGGCCACATGCGCAACTGGCGCATCCAGCGCTTCAGGGGCGACAGTAGCGCACACGTGTCGTTTGCCAGGCTCGAGGCCCAGCTAGAAGCACTGGCGTTCTAATCCATGGCAACCACTGCGCCGAACTCTCGCAAGCTCAATCTGACGCGGGATCAGCTCGCGCAGTTTTTGACCGACCAGCAGCAGATCAGACAGTTTGAGCTGCTGTTTTCCGTTGCCGATACAGCACAGTACATTCCAGACGAGGTGCTGGAGATCAACATCGCTGCCGGCAATGCCCAAGCCACGGCGAATGATGCACTGGCGCAACTCACGCGCATCGCCAATGCGGTAGAACTGCTGGCGGCGGCCCCAGTCATTGAGAACAACAACTCTGTTGTTACTGATTACATCGACTTCGATCAATCCGCACCACACGTTTCCCGCATGGCACGCATGGCGTGGAACGAGACAGACCAAACCGCTGACCTGGGAATGGAATACGGCGTGGTGCAGCAGATCGGGCTAGAAACCTACGCTAGAGTGGCAAACTTTACCGGCTCCACCATCCCAAACGGCACGGTGGTAGGCTTTACAGGAGCCTTCCCCGATAGCGCGTTGTCGATTGCTCCATACCTAGCAAATGGCGCAACAAATACGCTATATGTTGTTGGCGTAATGACGCACGATTTACCGGACACTGGAGAAAAAGGATACTGCACTGTATGGGGGTTTGTGCGCAATCTGGACACCAGTGCGTTTACGTTGGGCGACATTTTGTACGCCTCGCCTACCGTGGCCGGAGGGCTTACCAATGTTAAGCCTACTGCGCCAAATAACGTGGTTCCAATTGCAGCCGTTCTGCAAGTTGGCACAACTGACGGCGTTATATTTGTACGCCCAACCATTGAACAGCAAATTTATTACGGCGAATTCACCAAAACAAATAGCCAAAGCCCTGCTGTAATCAACACGGCTTATCCGTTGCTGTTCACTAATACAGAGATCGCCAATGGCGTCAGTATTGGCGGAACAACATCGCAAATTATTGTTGCCCAGGCTGGACTGTACAATATTGCTTGCTCGGTGCAGATTACATCAACCAATTCATCTCAGAAATCTATTTGGATTTGGTTGCGATTGAATGGCACAACTGACTTTACTAATTCAGCTAGAGTTGCATCTATCACGCTGAACAATGGGTATTTGGTAATAACGCTAAATGAAGTTGCGTCCTTGCTTGCTGGTGATTTTATTGAAGTAATGTATGCCGCAAATAATACTAACGTTAGTATTTCAACCGTAGCGGCTACCGCTTTTGCCCCAGCAGCGCCAGCCGTCATCCTTGCCGTCACTCAAACTGAGCAATAAAAGCCATCATGACCGTAACCGTAAAAGTCCTAATCCCAGCAAAGCAGGCCGAGAACAGCCAGACCACGCAGTACACCGCCATCAACTGCAAGGCGATCATCGACAAATTCACCGCCACCAACACTAGCGGCGGCAACGTGACGATCGGCGTCAACCTGGTGACCAGTAGCGGCAGCGCTGGCGCGGCCAACCTGATCGTGGACACTCGCAGCATTGCACCGGACGAGACCTACACGTTCCCGGAGTTGGTTGGCCAGGCGCTAGAGACCGGAGGCCTCATCTCTACCATTGCCAGCGCAGCCACATCGCTGACCATCCGAGCATCAGGCCGCGAAATCACCTAAAGGAACGCAGCATGAAAGAATTTATGGTCATCCCCAAGGGCTTTGCAGGCCTGCCGATGGGCGAGGAGTTCATCAGCACAGCCGAGAACAAGAAGAACACCGATACCGTCATCGAGGACTGGATGCTCGGCCCCGAGAGCCCAAGCAACGAGCCAACGGCCAACAAGGTCTATTGGGTCGCTGTTGGCAAAGCCATGCAGGTGGACGAGAAGGAGGCTCGGCGGCGCAGGTGCTCAAACTGTGAGTACTACGACAACAGCACCATGACGCAGGCTAAAATGGAGCGCATCCCTCGCAACGACTGGGACACCGAGGCCGGGTTCCGAGGCTACTGCAACAAGTTCGAGTTCATCTGCCACGACTTGCGCGTCTGCCAGGCCTGGGAAGAGCGTGAATTTGAGATGGAAGATTGAACGTTGTGACCAACCTTGAATGGCTCATAGAAAACCTGCGCAAGGTTTTTATCTTGCCAGAGCCAGCCATCGAGTGGCTGGTGATGGTCTATGACGCCATTCAGGTCTTTGATGACATTGCAGACGGCGATGCGGTCAAGCGCAAAGACCTGAACGCCACCATCTGGAACGTTTTCGTAGGCATGCCGCAGAACCAATTCTTTGCCGCCAACTCGTGCCATCTGCTGCCAATGCTTGCGGTCTCGGTCTTGAAGTGGCAGGCATCAGACAGCGCCGAGCGCAGCGGGCATGCAGATGCAAAATCTTTCATTTGGCGAGCCGGGTACTATGATCTGATCCTGATGGCTGTTACGCTATCGCATGGCTCGGGCTTCGCAACCAAAAACGCACATCTTGTCATGAACCTGTACGGCGAAAAATTTGAAGATTACATGAAGGAGTTCGGCAATGCCTGATCCAGTAACCGGAATGATTGTGGCGGGGAGCCAGCTGGTCGGCAGTTCGATGCAGGCTAGCGCAGCCGGTGACGCTGCTGCCGCTCAAGGCGCTGCATCCCAGGCGGGCATCGAGGAGCAACGCCGCCAGTTTGACGAGATGCGCAAGCTCCTGCAGCCGTACACCGAGGCAGGCTTGCCGGCACTTGAGCAGCAGCAGACATTGCTAGGCCTCAGAGGGCCGGAAGCAGAGCAGGCCGCTATTGCCAGGCTCACCGGTGGCGAGACGTTCAAGGCCCTAGCTGCGCAGGGCGAAAACGCACTGCTACAGCAAGCATCGGCCACCGGCGGGCTGCGCGGCGGTAATCTGCAGGGCGCACTAGGTCAGTTCAGGCCGCAACTTCTGTCCAACCTGATTGAGCAGCAGTACGGACGACTCGGCGGCATGACAAACCTGGGCCAGGCCTCCGCCGCTGGCGTTGGGGCAGCCGGGATGGAGACTGGCACCAACATTGCCAACCTGCTCGGCCAGCAGGGCGCTGCAGAAGCTGGCGGCATCCTTGGCGAGGCCAAGGCCTATGGGCAACTGTTCAACTTGCCAGGCCAGTTTGTCGGCGCTCAAATCGGCGCTGGCAAAAAGCCAGGTTTTGGGTTCTAAAGGATAGAAAATGGCAAGCATCAATCCATTCCAACCGCCGATGAATTACGCAATAGACGTGCAGAGCCCATTCGAGGCGGCACTGGGCGGGTTCAAGCTTGGTGCTGCTGGTGCAGAGGTGCAGGCGCAAACGCAAGCGCGTGAGAAAGCTAAAACCTATCAAACTGGGATTGATGCTTTTTTCAAGAAACCGGCCGCAGAACGCACTTATTCTGACATTGAGCCTCTTCTAGTTGGGGCCAATAAGCAGCAATTTGACGCATTGCAGGCTGTTGCTAAAAATATGAATGATGAACAGTTGAATTCATCTAAGCGTCTTTATGGTCAATTGCTTGTTTCCCTAGAGCAAAATCCAGAGACTGCAAAAACAATTTTGCAAAATCGCATAGACGCAGAGACAAACCCTCAGCAAAAACTTGCATGGCAAGATATGTTAAAAACAATAAACATATCGCCTAAAATAGCTGCTGATAATGTTGAGTTACTTGGCACTGCAGCTTTTGGAAAAGATTGGTATGAGGGCATTACAAAAGTAAGGGAAGAGCGCAGGACTGCGGCTTTGGCGCCATCTAAAGTGATTGAGGCTAGGGCAAAGGCTGACCAGGCCGTAGCAGATGCAACCACGGCCCAGGCTACTGCTGGCAACGCAGCGGAAAAGGCAACAGCTGACGCGGCCAGAGCAATGGCGGAAGCACAAAAAGCGGCGGTAGATGCTAAGTTTGCAGAGCAGATCACACTTGCAGACCTTAAAAAGAAAGCCGCTGACCTTGGCCTGACAAAAGCTCAGACCGGATCGGCGCTGGCCCAAGCCAGAAACCTCAGCCTTCAGTCTAAAAGAGCGGTGCTTGAGTTGGAGGCACTCAAAGCCGGCACCCCCGACCCAGCTAAAGCATTCGATCAAGAGGAAAAGCTACGCAAGGAATATCAAGCCAGAACTAAAGCATATTCCGCACTTGGATCAACTTATGAAAAGATGAAATCTTCTTCTGAAGTACAGACTGGCCCAGGCGACATTGCGCTAATCACCGGGTTCATGAAAATGCTTGACGAAGAGTCAGTGGTGCGAGAAACAGAATTTGCACTTGCACGCGACACCGCAGGCCTGTATGAGGGCTTGAAAAATCAAGCCCAAAAACTCCAAAGCGGTCAACTTTTCAAACTAGAATCAAAACAGCGCAATGAATATACAGACTTGGCCAAGAAATACCTAGACTCAGCGCAGAAGAAGGCAGGCGATGACAAGAAGGCGCTCGGCGTGGTGGTCAAGAACTACAAGCTCAATCCTGACAACGTGTTCGGGCCTGAGACAACGGCAACCAACGATCCAAATATCGTGATAGTTGGTGGCAGGAATTACACGCGCCCCGCAAACTTCAATGATGCGCAGTGGGCCGAGTACAAAAAATCAGTGGGGGCGCCATGAGTCCAGAGGAATGGCTGGCATCTCAGACCAAGCAGGCTGCGCCAGCGGCCTCTACGCCCGCTCCCACGGCGCCTGCAGCGGCCCCAATGTCGCCAGAGCAGTGGGCGGCATCACAGCCTAAGATGGGATTCTTTGAGGGCTTGGCCGAATCGGTTACCGGCACCGCTCGAGCAACGCCTGAGACCCAAGCACTGCCCGAGTGGACGAGCATGCCAGAGCTCAACCAAATGAGCGTGGCATCGTTCAAGACGGCGCTTGGCTCACTTCTAACCAACCCCAAGGAGACGGTGCAGATTCTGCAGGCCAATTTTCCAGGCGTGCAAGTTCGCCAAGATGCC